AACTAAACCGGGTTGGATGGTATGCAGTAATATAGGGGCGATGAATTCTATTTTGAGTAGGAATTAATATGCCGATACATAAAAATACAGCACATGATATTCCGTTCGCGTTGGTGGATAGCAGAGACGGTTCTGCTATGACGAGTGCTTCTGTTACAGCATATCGTTGTTTAGATGGTGGTGTGCAACAATCGGCAGGCGGTTCCGTTGTTGAGTTAGGTAACGGTCAGTATGTGTTTGAAGGCGTCGCCGCTGATTTTAATGCCGATTATACTACTGGATTATTGTTCGTGGCCGCAGATTCCGTGCCGGTACACGTTGTGTTACAAATGACGTATTTTCGTAAGGACACAGTATATGACATTCCGTTTTTGTTAGTAAATGTCAATAACAGTCAAGGGCTAACAAGTGCCACCCCATCCGGTGTAAGATGTTTGGATGGTGGTTCCCAACAATCCGTGTCAGGAGCATTTGTCGAGCGGGGTAACGGACAATATGTATTTCAAGCGACGGCAGCAGATTTCGATGCGGAAGATATTGTCGGCTTTTTAATAACAGCTGCCAATGCAGTACCCATTCATTTGATAATAGATTTGTTAGAATCGTATTCAGCTACAGCTGTGCTAACTGATACACCGGCGTCAGTGATAGCTAATTACGTTACTGGATTAGCTCTAATGACTGTGCCATCTGCTTCCGGTGATTGGCCGTTATACATTTCCAATTTGCCTGATCGACCGGATTCGGCAGGGGTGGTATTTAATACCACACCCGTAAAAGATGGAAGAGCGATGCAGGGTGGGGGAATAGTTCAACATTACGGAGTACAGATTACTATAAGATCATTGGATGAGGAAATTGGGTGGGACAAGTGCAACATACTTGCTGGACAATTGGCGGCTGTGCATAATGCCGAAACGATATTGAATGGGGATACCTACATCATTCATAATGTTACGATAGTAGGTGGGGTGAATTCCCTTGGGATAGAACCAGGGACGAAAAGAAGAAGAGTGTTTACAATGAATTTTTTAACGGACATTAGTAAAAATTGAAAGGAATAGATTATGAGTAATTACTTAACAGATGGACACCCAACGACAATAACTTTTTATGCGTTGGGTACTGGAATAGCGATTAAACTGAAAGAGACTGCCGTTACTCCTCCTGGCATTGATGGCGGCGGGGAAAACGATACTACCACGATGCGGAATGTCAATTGGAGAACCAAACAACCCAAGGCATTAAAGACACTGACGGACGGAAGTTGTACATTCCAGTACGACCCGGCCATCTACGACCAGATATTGAGTATCATTAATGTTAATGGTGTGATTAGAGTAGACTTCCCTGATAACTCCGCTATAGAGTTCTGGGGTTGGTTGAACAACTTTACACCGGGTGAAAACGTAGAAGGCACTATGCCAACCGCGACTGGTACTATCATTTGCAGCAATCAAGATGATAGTGGAAACGAGGTTGCACCGGATTACCAGCCCGCTCCGTAAAGGCGATTTGAGGGACTATCGCCTTAAAGGGTAGTTAGGTATACCTAATCGGAATATCATAGGTTGTGCAAGGTTGTGGCTAAGAAAAACCTATACAGTAGAGTAGATAACTAAAAGAAGGGACAGAAAAATGGCTGAATTAGTATTTGAGACTACATTAAAGGAAGTTCCGGTCACGATAGATGGTAAATCTTACATTCTTCGTGAACTCGATGGTGCCGGGCAGACTAAATGGCGTGGTGATATTGGCGGTGATATTACCGTTCAAATGGATGGGACTTCCACCATTAAGAACATAAATATGGAAGACCCCGAACTGCGCTTACTGGCTTTATGTATACACGACGCCGAGGGTAAGCTCGTGCCTCGTGGTGTTATGGCGGGTTGGCCTTCTTCCGTTCTTCGCAAGTTGTATGACGCTGCGCAAGAACTAAGCGGTTTGAATGAAGAAGGTCGTAAGAAGCAGGAAGCAGAAGCAAAAAAATAATGAAGACCGAGGAACTTGGCTGGTTACGTTTGGCCTCGCACCTCGGTATGTCATTGGATAGAGTAAAGATGGAAACATCGGTTTCCCAATTTGTGTTGTGGATGCGATACTTGGATTGGGAAGCGAATGCTTTCGATAAAACCTGTTATTACTTGGCACAAATAGCCGCCGAAATAAGACGACCCAACGTTCGTAAGGGTGTGATAGTTAAAGTGGAAGATTTCGTTCTAAGATTTATACACAAGAAGCCATCTGAACCTGAATCTTTGGACGTTCAGACCAGAGCGAATAGGGTTAAGCAGTTTTTCTTCGGTTTGACTGGTATACATAAGAAAGGGAAACGACGATGATAGGGTTAGACGTAGGTACTGTAATAGCTCATTTGAGATTGGATTCTACCAAGTTCGATGCCGCATTGAAAACTTCTCAACAGAGAATGCAATCGTTTGCTAAGGGTATGTCTCGCGTGGGTAGATATATGACAGTGGGTTTAACTTTGCCTATTATTTATTTTGCTAAAAAGGCTGTAGATTCCTTCGCCAAGTTTGATGATGCTATGGTTAGGTCGGCAGCGGTCACCGCCGGGGCGGCTGGTGCGATGCGGGAAGAGATGAGAAAAACTGCTTTAGATATGTCTACAAGGACGATTCTTTCTGCTACTGAATTAGCCGAGGGTTATTTTGCTTTAGGTCAAGCAGGGTATGAAGTAGTGCAATCAATGAAAGCTCTGCCGATAGTGACAAGTTTTGCGATAGCCAGTCAAATAGAATTGGATACGGCTACCAGATACTTAGTCAGAACCATGGAAGGTTTGGGTATGGCTACGCAAGACCCCATCGAGAATATGGAGCAAATGAAACGGGTGTCGGATGCTTTTACTTTTGCGGCTATTACTACTACCGCCGAAATCGAGGACTTTGCTGTAGCCATGACTCATGCGGCAGCACCCGCTTTGAAATTGGTGAACAAAAGTGTGGAAGAAGGTGTCTCGGTTCTTATGGCTTTCGCACAGGCGGGTATTGTCGCAGAAGAAGCAGGCACGCTTTTATGGACGACTGTTAGAGATTTACAAAGAGCGAATATTAAGGCACGTCCCGAATGGAAAAAACTGGGAATAGATGTATACGATACCGCTGGAAAAATGAGAAACATCGCGGAAATATTCTCGGATTTGGAAGACAAGTTTGCGCGTATGTCTGATGAGGGTAAAAAAGTAAGTTTGATGATGCTCGGTTTCCAAGACCGTTCTTTGCGAGGTGTTCAGGCTTTAATGGGTTTCTCTAATGCAATGAAGTTGTTTCAAGGATACATGGCGAAGGGTGGTGATCTTACGAGGAAGATAGCGGACGAATATATGAAATCCTTTGCGTCACAATTAAAAATAGCGGGAAATAATTTGAACGTATTCGCCATAACTATAGGGTCAGTGTTATCTCCATTTATACAGAAGTTTAATATACAGCTAATAAAGTTTGTGGCATGGTGGAGGGTGCTGCCGCAGCATACGAAGATGTTGGTCGTAGAAATTGCGGCTTTATTGGCAGTAGCCGGACCGTTACTTCTTGTTTTTGGTAAGATACTCACTTCCATAACCTGGTTATCCTTGGGTTTCAGAATAGCTGGCATATCGGTATTAGGATTAGCTAAATCGTTTGTAATAGTAACGATGGCTGCGGCGGGATGGTTGGCTGTTATCGGGGTGATAGTGGCTGCCGTTTATGCCGCTTACGCAGCGTGGAGACAGGGCATGTCAGGAATAAATGAACGTTTGTTAGCTTTACAAAACGCTTTCAGATGGACATTCCAATATCTTAAAGACACAGTAGGTCCGTTTTTAATTTGGATGGTAGAGACTTTCCACGATGCTTTCGGATTGATAATATCCGATTGGGATGATTTTAGTGCGGATTTGGCTGCTACATTCACGTCCACTTGGCAATGGATGAAACAAGTTAAAGAAGGGTTGGTAGACTTTTGGAATACTGACCCATGGGTAACTTGGTCACAAGCGGCTGAAAAAATGAAGGCGTCTTTCAGGGATGCTGGTAATGAGTGGGGACAAAGTTTCGTAAAAGCACGGGATGAAGCTGTTAGAGCGATAGACGAATTCAAAAAGGAGGTGATGGAAGGATTTGAAACGTCCGTATTATACACTAAGGCTTACGTTGAAGGAATAACAGAACGTATGGTTGAATTAGGACAAGTGATGAAAACTCAATTTGGAAAAGATTTCCAGTGGGTTGCGGATTTAATAACGACTAAAATTAAGGAAATGAATGACGAACTTATGAAGATGATGCCCGACCAAGAATGGCAAGAGGTAGTAGCGAATTTGGAAAGGGTTAAGAAAGAGTTAGCGGAGATGGAAAATATCAAGTATCCCATAAATGCGTGGCAAGATTACGTCAGAAGAGTCAAAGACTTTACGTTGGAATTAGTAGATACGGTTATCAATGCCTTCGATACTTTGGCTGATGCAGTAGCTACATCCCTTGAGCAACAGGAAGTGAATTGGAAGAAACTCGGTGCGACAGTATTACATGAAATAAATCGCATGATGGTTAGAATGTTGATGATGAACGCTCTTACTGCTGTGTTTCCGAACTTAGGTGAGTCCGGGGCGGCGATGCCGGGTAAAATACTGGACGAAGCTAATCTCGCTGCTGCTTCTTCTGCGTCCTCCGCTACTCAATCGGCAATGCACGCTTCGAGTGCCGCCGCTTCTGCCTCTCTCGCTGCCTCTATCGCGGCCGGGAACGCTGCTGCGAGTATGATAGGTGGTGGCACGACGAGTGGTGGGGTGCCCGTTGGCACGTCGCCACAGGTTGCTTTAGGTGGTATATTCGATATGGGTAGAATGTTAGCCTTTGCACGTGGGGGAGTAGTAAGTGGACCATCTACTTTTGGTATGCGTAATAATCAAATGGGTTTGATGGGCGAAGCTGGGCCGGAAGCTATAATGCCATTATCTCGAACACCTTCGGGTGAATTGGGGATAAAGGCCACTCAACCGAATATCAATTTTAATCCACAAATGAAAGTGATAATCGTTCGGGATGAAAAAGAAGCGCAGCTTGAAACAATGCGGTCGTCTGCGGGCGAAAAGATAATCGTTCAGAAAGTTGCACGTAATAGAAATGTGTTAGGATAATAATTATGGCATATGAACTCGGCACAGCCAGTGGATATAGGGATTTGTTAGAACGATTGAAAGATTTTATCAGTGATCCCGACCGCGTAATAGGCGACCATCCCAACATGGATGAACTCGTTGCCATAGACGATATCGTACAAACAGGTGAATCTTCGCAGGCTTGGACAATAGACCGATGGACTGCCAATGGTGAAACGGAAATGATAGCACATGGTCCCGGTTCTGGTGGCACCGACGAAATATACGTAGGTATCGACACGTACAGTGACGTCGGGGATGATTACTACAACTGGCGTACTATGGGAATGACGGGATACTCGGCAGGGGTGGGTTTGGAATATCAACCGGGGGTACTTAACGGTCGATTGCCCAGATTGTTGATGTGGACAAGTCCTATTAAATATTGGTTTTTAGGTAACGGCAGAAGATTTGTAGTAGTGGCTAAAATATCGTCTGTGTACGAGTGTTGTTATCTCGGTTATTGTTTGCCATATGGTTTGCCAACACAATTTCCATATCCTTTGGTTGTGGGGGGTTCAGCTACGCCCACAACAGTCACTGACGACCATCGCTATAGTTCTGTGGCTACTAATCATCGTGCTTTTATGAATCCATACGGTGGGAGTGCTGTTTGTGCCGGTTCCTTTGATAATATCAGTGAGCGTTCTACTTTGATGGTTTTATCCGGAACATCATGGATAATGTGTAACAATAAGACGAGTCTCACCAGTTACGATAATGAGAACATTGTTTGGCCTTATTGTTGTTCTTACTATAGATATTCTGGCGGGGATGCACAACCTTACAATATTTTCGGTACAGGTTTAAGGGAAAACATAGACGGTTCTTTTCCCATTTTT